AGCGGCAGTCGTCTCCCTTATCGGCGTGATGTCAGAAATAATGCCGCCGGTCTCGACGTAAAACTTTAGGTTTGTGCCTACACCTAAATACTTGTTACCAACGGCAGATCCCCAGTCGAATAGCGATCTAGCCACGCCTTTAATCGGGGTGCTGACATACTTCGTCCAACCGCCAATGGTCTCGACGCGGCCTTTTCTGAAGCGAATTTTGTCGCCATCAAACCAGCCGGAATCTGCGCTGTACTCTGTACCTTCCTTGTCTATTCCCGGCTTGAAGGCAATCTTGGTCAGCGCCACTGGTGTACCTCAGTAAACCCACATAACGGGTGTGGAATTTCGCTTATCTACATGGACAAATGTCTTAGCCACGCCGATGCCATTGAAGCCCATTTCTATCGCCTTCCAGACAATCAGCATGCGCTCATGGCCATTTTTGACCTGTATGTCTGCCGCAATGCCGTGCGCGTGCATACCCGGCTTTTCCTTATTAGCCTCCAGACTATGGCGAGAAGATCGGTATCCGGACGTAATAACGAATGGGAACCCGCAGGCTTCGCGTAGCTCATCCAGATCCCTGATAAAATCAAGGTCCATTTCGTTCTCACCTGTCTCCTGACAATTGAAGTCAGACAGGTTGAAATACTTAAAGTTAGTCACTTTTTGACTTGTCACTACCAAGGTACAAACCAAAAGCGCCAGTCAACGCGCCCGTCATCACGGACACCAAGGCGCTCTGCGGAATAGATACCTGATTAGCGGGAATGTCCATAAACCACTCGACCACGCGATAGGTCATCACCAGCATCGTAACCATGAGCAGTCTCGGTATTATTCGCCATCGATCCAGCCCTTCCGGCGTAATCATTATGAAATCGCCCAAGCGGCCAATAGGATTAATAAAGCCACCGCAGAAAGAAACAGCGCTCCCGCTTCGCCCTCTGTGAGGTGCATCATGCGAGCCTTGCATGCCTTTCCAATCGCCCTAATCTGCTCCATTACAAACATCACTTTTCCCTCGCTACCCCTTTGGTTTTTTCAAACGTCCTCAAGCCTCCGAGACCTAGCATTCCAAGAAGCACAGTAAGCAGGCTATCCATGTCGAATGCCGGTAGCGGCGGGGTCTCTATGCCCGTGTACGCAATGACAAAAACAGCCAGTGGTTGACCGATGAAATGCCATGAAAGGGCCACTCCAGAAACCCACCCGACGAACGGGCGCCAACCGGCAACAAACATTGACTTGTGCGTTGCCTCGGCCTTATTAACCTCAATCTGACCTTTGGCAAGTTCATGTGCGTGCCTCTCTGACATCGTGGCGATCTCGTGGGCCAAACGATTACGCTCATCTGCGTCAGGGATAAACTTGTCCAGAAGGCTCGTTACTGGGGCTATCAGTGCTTCAATCATGGGGCCACTCCCACTCCGGATCGGAGCTTGATATAACGGTACAGGACGCAGAGATAAGCACCAGCGCCATCAGGAAAGCGCTAGCCATTACCCTAAATGCATCCATCAGAATGTCGATAGCGCCACGCGCTTCCAGCTATTGGTCGCCACGCAGACGTATATATAGTTGCTGTCCCAAGCGATTTCCCCTGCCGCGCCAGATGCCGAAGAGCTTGCTGGGGTCTGGGACGTGTTAATTCGAATATGATCGGCTGTCGTGACTAGCGCCGAAAAAGTGCCTGCGCCGGGAGTTGACGAGCCGATGTTAGTGCCATCGATATCACCCGCGTTGATGTCCACGGTGGTCAGCGTCGATGTTCCCGAGGCCGTAATATTGGTGAACGTGGCGGCGGCGGCTGAAGAAGCGCCAATCACGGTGCCGTCAATCGCCCCCCCATTGATGTCGGCGTTAGTAAACGATGATGCGCCGATAGAGGTTATGTTTCCAGTCACATTGCCGGTCACATCCCCTGTCACATTCCCGGTCAGGTTCCCGGTTACGTTACCAGTCACTGCTCCTGTCACGTTACCGGTAACATCTCCCGTGAGGTTGCCGGTAACATTTGCTGTTAAGTTGTCAGCAACAAGATCGGCAAACACTTGAGTAACCGTTGCACCGGCTCCAGCGCCGCTAAACTTCAACACTGCGTCCTTGCCATTTGCCAGCTCAAAGTCATTTGACGCGCTGTACGTTCCTTGAAACAGGATGACAGACCTGCCGCCGGATAGGCTGTTTCTTACAAATACAATCTTTTCCGCATTACTCGGCGTAAGGCGGACATAAGCTGTCGCGCCAAGATCCCCGCCGTCAGTAAATTCAATGAACTTGTTGCGCCCATTCGACACCGCGCCATCGCTAATTGGGATGTCTGTAGGCGAACCTGAGCTTCCGGCAGAGGCCAGCGTCAAAGACAGAATGCCGTTTACAGCCTGATCAATGATGTCGAAGTTAATGTTTGTCGTGGCACCCCACAGGCCGGACTGATCTCCGGTTGTGATCTTTTCAATGCCAAGATTTGCTGTGTATGTGCTAGGCATGGTTTCCCCTACGCCGCAATTTCAACCCAGTTCGGGTCTTGATTAACAATGATTTCGTTCCAAGAGACAACAGACGCGGGTGTAACCTGTCCAGTTGCCGACACCCCGGTCAAAAACACTTTTATTTCCGCATTTGGCGCAACAATTCCAACCTGACCTTGCATCCTTGGCGAGCTAAGGAGAGCATTAACACCCGTCCCCTCAACAACCGTTACGGTGCCCGGAGTGCCTGTGGCGGCAATGCCTGTCGGGCTGACGTTGGCCTTACCAGTAACGCTAACGCTGTCCACGGAGGCTGTGGCAGAGAGGCCGGTGGTGCCGACATTTGCGTCTCCGCTCACTGCAACGGCGCCGACTGCTCCAGTCGCCTCGACACCTACCAGTATTGCGCCAGCGCCCTCTAGGACTATGATATTATTCGGGCCGTCCGCCAGTGAGGAGAACGATTCCTGACTAAACGCCATCCCGCCAAATAGGGGACCACCAGCCTCTGTAGCGGTCATGGGCATAATGGCACCAACGCCCGTCACGCTGACCGAGACTGGGATTGAGCCTATTGCGGCGCCAACAGATGTCGTTCCAGATATTCCGGTGACCGATACATCCACTGGGAATCGGGCGATTACCGAGCCAACTGCGCTAGTACCGCTTACCCCTGTCAGCGATACGATAGCGTCTCCAGTTGCAACAACAGAGCCAACGGAGCCTGTAGCGGCCACGCCCTGAGCGCTTACGGGGCCATCTGGGCTTTCGCTAAACGCCGACGCTGATAAGCTACGAGACCCAAGCATGATTTACTACTTATCCGCCTTTTGGTCGATCTTAGCCTCTATCTGATCCAGCTTGACAAACAGGCGCTCGACGGTATCCCTGAATTCCTCTCTGCGAACATACTCGCCAGCAACCAGCACTTCGACCCTGTTTACCTTTTCCAGAATCATGTCGTCCGTCCTTTCCAGCATCCGCACAGAGTCCCATAGCGTTTTCAATAACCAGCCAAATACGCCGCCGGCAAGAGTAATAACAGTGTTGATCATCCCCTGATCCATAATCAGCCCTCGCCGGCAAACCAGTATTATTCAGACCAGCGGTCGTCGTTCTCGTCGTATACGCCGTCGTTGTTCGAATCGCAGTGTCGTTGCCATGACTGCATGCTAAAGGTAAAGCCCTCGCTCCAAGGGATGTACGCCTTACACCACTCATGAGAACCGACCGGGAAACCGTCGGTAGCCTGCGGGACATAGTCGCGTTTAGACCACGGCTCTTGGGCGACAAAGTAAGTGTTTTTATTTTTGTACAGCTTGCGCGTAAACAAGGTGCTGTTTGGGGTGCTGATATATATTTCTTGATTGTCAGACAGAGTGTAGGTGGAGCCGTCATCGTAGTTAATGACCGTCTCCGCTGACGCGGCAATTGAAAAGATGGAAAGCAGTGCAAGTAGATTACGCATTACGCGCTCCTTAGTGATTGGATAAGGGTTAAAGTAAAATAAATGATGCCGCCAGAAAAAATAAGCGCCATCACTAACGCTGACACATCAAGCATACGGCGCTGTCTGCGCCGCTGTTGATAAATCATTTTTTCCCGCTTTGCCCTAATTTCTTTGCGCATTTGGAGCATTTCACGATATGTCTCCTCCCCGTATGCGTACATAATTAGTTCGCGGATTTGCTTGTTCTGCTCTTCTATCTTTTTTTTTGCAATAACAGCATTCAACGCCTGCTCTTCAACGGAGGAGCCGTCAAACATTTTCTTGAAAAAGGGCGGGCTTTCCGCCTCTTTCTCTGCCTGATTGATGTCAGATACTAGCGTGTACCAGTGGCCCAGCTTCTGAGCCACATGTTCTATTTCGGCCCCTTTACTGACAAGTACCTGTAACCCCTTGAAGGTGGTCGAGGCCATCGCTACCAAACTCAAGGGGTCCATTCATTGGTTACTCTGCGTTCGGATCAACCCAGTTCGGGTCTTGAGTCCAAGTGGTGCCGTCGTAGGTGTACCTGTTACCCATCCAATCCGCTGGCGCATCAGTTACATTTTCGTGCAAAGTGGAGTTGCCCGAATTGAGGTCGCCAATAATAAAGTCAAGGCTGTCAGGGTCGCCCACATTGATTTGACCGGCCTGCATATCAACCGCCTTGTCATCGGCAAAGAGGTATTTAGATAGATTGGTTGCGTTTTCTACAATGGTTTTCATTTCATTTACCCGTTAAGTAAAAGTTTGCTGGTTGTGTTAATTGATGATGAGTATTGATAAACAGCAACATTGCCGCCAGCGCTGACAAGGTACATCTTGGTTCCATCTGGTTTGAATGTAAGCCCTAGTGGTTCAGTAACTACAGCAGTGACACTAAGCGAGGTTGACGAATAAGAAGCTGTGCTTAAATCGTAAGCTGTAGTTAAAGCATATTCAAAAACAGTGTCATTTTGTTGACCCACAATAAACAGCTTTGTTCCATCATTATTAAATGCGATGGCCCTTTGGTTATTTTCTTGTGCAGTTGTGTTTAAAGTTACAGAATCATAGGAAGCTGTTGAAACATTGAACGCAGTACTTAAACTATATTGATATACTCCTCCCGTAGATGCGTTTGAAGACGAAATGTACATTTTTGTACCATCGTTATTAAAGGTCACATCTGTAGGATTAGTAGACTGCGAGGCCACAGAAAAACTTACGGAGTCATAAGAAGCTGTTGCCATAGAATAAGCGGTAGAGCAACTGTATTGAAACACTGTGTCGTTGGCAGAGCCTATAATATAAAATTTAGTTCCATCGCTATTAAACGACATTCCAAGGGGGGTAAGTTCTTGGCTTGCAACACTAAATAATGTTGATGCAGAGGCAGTAGAGACATCATAAGCAGTGCTTAATGTGTATTCATTAACTTCATCTCCGCTGTATCCAACAATAAACATCTTAGTTCCATCGTTATTAAATAAAACTCCGGTCGGGATGTTCTCTTGCGCAAACACATTAAAATTCACAGAGTCATAAGACGCATTGCTTAATTGATATCCAATCGCGGCTAAAGGGCCAAACGCCAATCCAGCCTCAATAGCTGAGGCTGTGGTAGACAGTGTTCCGTCAAGCTGAAGGTATACGGTAGAGTTAGTCGTGGTCACTTCAGACGTGGCGTTTTCAGCTATTCCGCCCACCAATACAACCTCTCCAGACGCCGCATTAGCAATATCTTCTTGAGCAATCCCCACAAACTTGGGGGTGGGTAATGCGTTGCTGGACAAGGGCTGGTATACGACCGCATCGCCCGATGTACTGCTATTTGAGTACATCACAGCAGTCGTTGCCGTGTCTGGGCTATATGTTACAGAGATGGAGCTATATTGAGTGCTAGATGTGGCGGTTGTGTTTATTTCAAAGCCAGAATCAACAGAAACGCTTTTGTTTGACGAAACTGTGGCGTTGTAGACATAAGGGTAGCCGTTTGTGCCGTTACGAACGCCAACCACCGACTTTTTGTTTACGGCGTCGTAGGTAATGCTGTAATCGCCAGACTGCTGTCCGATTGCCACTGCTGACCCAAAAGAAATAGTCGAGCCTGTACCCGTTCCGGAAACTTGACCCGCTATAACCTTACCCGCGTTGCTGTCCGAAGTGTCGCGATATGCCACGACAACAAGGTTGTTGTCTGAATCAAAGCAGGCATCTGGGTAGTCAGTCTGACCGCTCTCAAAAACTACCGGAGTACCGTAATCATATCCCGTACTGCTTGCGTTTATTTCTCCAACAACAGCCGTACCGTAGTTGGCATTTCCACCATCTCTCCAAAATATAACGATGCGTTCCGCGTTGGGGTCATAAACAACATTTGGCCAATACCCTGCGGCGGCTTTGATGTTTTGTGCGCCATTCCAGCTTATGCCGGTTAAGTCGCCGCTCCCGCTATATGAGTACAGATAGTTGGAATTGGAGACTCCTTCAACTACCACCACCCACTTGCTTGCGGCTATGTTGTAGGCTATTGAACACTCCCCAGCGGACGCCCCATAAAAATTGCCTGTTCCACCGAGAGTGACGGTGGTGCCGCTTACGCTTCCAACGGCATGTCTGCCCCATGTATTCGCCTGAAACGCTACCGCAATCGTGTTGTTGTCTGGATTAAATGCAATAGATGTGTGGGTGGTCGCGAAGCTATAAAAAACAACGGGTGTGCCGAATGTAATTGAGCTTCCCGATATAGACCCAGCCACAACGGTCAAATAACCGCCAAGGCCGTTATCCCTATAGGAGATGACTATTGCATCTGCGTTAGTGTCATATACAGAGTCAAAATAAGTTGTACTTGCCGACTCAAACGTCGATGACGAGCCTTTTGACTCGCTAATCTGCGCTACAACGCTAATCGTTCCGTCTGTGTTCAGGATGACGGTATCACCGTTTGAAATCGCGCCTGATGCAGTAAATGTGGCTTTTTTTCCGGACGCCCCTGCTGGCAACAAGTCAGATAGATTGCTCATGTGCTGTAATCCAAGTCAATACTGGTTGCCGATAGCGCCCTTCCCGCAAGCAGGCTGGTAATCGCTGGTCCCGCTGAATATTGCCACACAATGTTTGTTTGTGACCCACTGCCAATGGCGTATATTTTTTTGCCATCAGAGCTAGTAGAAACTCCCCAGCAGGCATTGGTAATTTGAGTGTCAACACTAAAAGAGATTTCATAGACTCCAGTGGAGATATCCCAAGCGGTAGAAAGATTCCATTTGTGTAGCTGGTTCTCTCCGATTCTTTCCGAGGTTATTAGCTTGGTGCCGTCAGAAGAGAAAGTTAGACCTGTCGGTGACGTTCCTCTTGCGGAAATATCTAGGCTTTTTGACGAATAGCTTGCTGTTGATATATCGTAAGCAGGACTTAAATCATATTCAAAGATGCTGTCCTGCGAAGAGTCACATAACACATACAGTTTAGATCCACTGTTTTCAATGCGAATACCATATGGCTGACTGCCTTGCGATGAAGGTGAAAATGATTTTGAGTCGTAAGACGCTGTAGAGATATTCCAAGCGGTGCTTAAAGTGTATTGGTAAATAACATTGTTAGACCAATCTGTGAGGTACATTTTTGTTCCGTCATCAGAAAAGTCCATAGACCTGATTGTATAGGGGTTTGCAATTTGAGAAGAAGCATTAAAACTAATAGATGCATATGATGCGCTTCCAACATTCCAAGCGGTGGCCAGTGTATATTGATAGACTATTCCGCTGGTGTTTCCCGTTGCATACAGTTTGGTGCCGTCTGAACTAAAAGCAAACGTGTAGAGTTCTGTCTGACTGTTTACAGAAAAATTGATGCCATCATAGCTAGCCCCATTTAAGTTAAATGGAATTGCCCCGGTAGGCTGAAAGCTCCCGTCGTTCTGAACATAATACACAGAGTTTGGCGTAAGCCCCGACACATTACTTGATACTCCGCCCTTGACGGTGATGCTTCCACTGGCCGCGTTGGAGATAGCTCCTGTTGATATTCCGAGGAAATTATCCGAGGTGACATTTGTGTAAGCGGGTCGGGTGATGTAAGCGTATCTTGCGCCCCCCATTAAAAAATAATCGTTTATCGGGTCATAGGCGATAAAAGCCCGCTCATTACCATAATAATTTTGATTTCCAGCCACTTCATCAGAAATAACCAAGGTAGAGCCAGATATCTTTACTGTCCTGTAATTAAATTTATTTGTGGTGTTATTTCTGTAAGCAAGGACATTTAACTCTCCTGATGCATAGTATTTCATAAATGCATACGATGGGTTGATGACCTCAAGCGTAATTTCGCCGCCAAAGCTAATGGTCGTTCCACTCAGGGTTGCTATTCTTCCCGTCAATACACCGCCGTTTGAAGAGTCCTGATAGGTTAATACCGTTTTTTGAGCGTGAGTGTTATAGGCGACGCTAGAGAAAAAAGTAGTCCCAGAGTTAAACACCACCTTTGTCGCAACCGACACGCCAGTGGTCACCGTAATTACATTTGCCACGCCGTAAAAGGCTTGCCCTTGGTCAGTCCATGAAAAAATAACCTTGTCCTGATCTGTGTCATAAGTCAGGCATCCAGTGTCGTTAATTTCATTTGAGTCTACTGTGTAAGTGCCGCTAAATGACGGCGTAGTACCCGAAATGGTTACCCTTTTTGCAACAGGAATAAGCTTATTAACAGGGAAATAACCATAAACCATCAAAACACATAGCTGATCTGGCACATAGATGCTTGTGTGGTGCCCCGTAATATTGCTTTGAAAAACTACTGGGGTGCCAAATGAAATGCTGGTCCCAGATACGGTGCCGACTATAGCAGTGCCGTATTGGTTATTAGTTTGGTCTTTGTAGCTAATTAAAACTTTTTGCGCGTTTTCGTCATAGGAAATAGCAATGTCTCGCGTATCTCCCGTTTCAAATACAACGGCGGTGCCAAAAAGAATAGTGTTTCCAGACAGTGTCCCAACTTTTGCCTCTCCCTGAGCGGTGCTTTGGTTTGCATACGCAATGACAACTCTGCCTGCATTTGAATCATAGGCGGCAACTGAGTAATTCCCAGAAGTGCCTGATGGCGCAAAGTAAGCCCCCTGATTCATAACCTCAGCCTGACCAGAAACCACGCTAACAGTTCCGTCGCTATTCAGGATTACCGTGTCACCCGTGTCGATAGTTCCGGAAGCGACAAAGCTGACCTCCTTGCCAGCCCCCGCAGGAAATAACTCGCTCAGATTGCTCATGATCGGTTCTTCATATTAATGGTGGTGGCGGAAATGGCTTTGCCAACCTTATTGTCGGTATATGCTGTTGAGGCTGTGTACTGATAAACAAAGTCGCTTGAGCCGCCTGATACATACATTTTCAGGCCGTCTTGAGAAAAGGTCAGGCCATATCCACTCCCGCTTGCTTGAGATCCAAAATATAAAAGAAGCCCCGTGTAGGAGGCGGTAGATAAATCGCCTGCGGTCGCCATGTCGTAACGATAGACGGTGGAGGTGGCATTACCCAGAATAAAAAATTTAGTGCCGTCTGGAGACACAAACATATCCTGCGCCGTAGAGTCTTGGTTAGTGCCGTCAAACACGTTGCCGGAGGCTGATGCAGTGGAAAGATCAAAGCCAGTGCTTAAATTGTATTGATGAACGTCATCGTCAGCTTGGTCAACAATAAAAAGTCTGGTGCCTGCGCTATTAAATCCTAGTCCGCAAGGGGTAGATTGTCCTGTAGCAAGGAAAGAGTTTCCGCTGTAGGAGGCTGTAGATATGTCCCATGCCGTGGACAGGGTATACTCGTAGACAGTCTTATTTCCTGAGCCAATTACATAAAATTTTGTCCCGTCAGGCTTAAACGTCATTCCCCGTGGGGATGTTTCTTGGCTTGATACCGAAAAGCTCTTTGATGCGTAGGTAGCTGTTGAAACGTCATAGGCTGTTGCAAGGGTGTATTGAGCCACGTTGTATGGAGAGCCTAAATCCAGCACATACATTGCAGTTCCATCTGCGCTAATTGCCACTGCGGACGGCGACGCGATTTGAGCCGCCACGCTAACGCTTTTATTGTCGTAAGCGCCTCCGCCAATATCAAACCCGACAGGGCTTGTGACGAGGCTTCCGTCCCTGTAAGCGTAATAATCAGATCCGATAGTCAGCCCAGATTGCGATTCGTTTAGCGACCCAAGAGTATTGACTGATCCCGTGGCAGTGTCAGAAATGGCTTGTGCGGCAAGCCCGATAAAGCCTGCGTCAGTAAAGTTGTAGTTATTGACCTCAACGAGGTTTACCACTCCTGAAGTAGAGGTAGGATCTTGGTACAGCGTCAAAACCTTGTTTTTGTCAGGAATATAAATTGCTGAATTGTAAGCCGAGCCGTCTGATATTTGCGTTGACGATCCAAAAGAAATTGAACTGCCAGAAACCTTCCCCATAGCCGCGAAGCTGGGATATGGACTCCCTAATGCATTGTTTTTGGAAAAAGCAAAAACACGTTGCAAAAGAGGACAATACGTTACGCTGGGATACTGAGCGGCGTAGCTCCCAAAGACAACTGACGTTCCGAAGCTGATGGACGTTCCGCTTACCGTGCCAACAATGGCTGTTGCGTATTGATTGTTTCCATAAGCAGTCCAAGCAATAACAACTTTCTGAGCGCTGGCGTCATACGCAATCTGATTAAATGCCACTAGACCAGAAGTGTCGTATGTGACAGGAGTACCAAAACTAAAACTTCCACCGCCCCATGTGCCAACTACCGCTGTTCCAGCGTCATTGTTTCCTCCATCTTGGGCGACAAATACAAATTTCCCAGCACTCTCATCAAAAGCAACGGCTGTGTATGAAGAAACACTTGCCGTGTAATATTGTACAGAGCTAGTGCTTATACTGGTTCCGCTAACGGTGGCACCAACAGCCGCACCCGCTGTGCCCGCCCCATTTCTAAAAGCAATCGCGGTGATGTTGTCTGTGTAAGAATACGCTACAGAAGTAAAGGAGATCGCGGAGGAAGTGAACTGATAATTTTGATTTACTGTTATGGATGTGCCGCTGACGGTCAGAAGGGTGGCGTATCCACCAATTCCTCCCTGATGCCCCACAACAAACTTTTTTGCCGTGCTATCAAACGCCGTCGAGGTATAGGCTACGGTATTGCTAAGAAAGACAACTGGAGTGCCAAATGTAATTGTGTTTCCCGATATTGTGCCTACAACAGCCGTGCCGTAAGAACTATTATTGTTATCGTCGTAGGCAATTAACACTATCTTATTAATGGGATCATACGCCCCCGACATATGGGTGGCATTGGAGTCAAACGAAGTCGCCGTTCCAATAGCGCCAATTACTCCAGTTGCTGAAGAGGAAACGGCGGACACGGTGTTATCGCTGTTTACGATAATCGTGTCGCCATTGGAGATAGCGCCAGACGCAGTGAAGGTGAAGTTGTTCTGACCTCCACCAGCCGGTAATAGCTCCGAAAGGTTGCTCACTTACACGCTCCAGCCAATAGTGCCGTTGATGTACGTCATGGTAATTTCGGCAAAGTTTTTGTCGAAAGTCAGGTCAGTTGCGCTAGACGCAATGTTTTCGCCATTCCTGCCGACAGTAAACGTGGTGGTTGCCGCCGCACCAGTACCGTCCTTGACTGTTACAGTGTTGCCCGCGCTGGGTGACGCCGGTAGCGTGATGGTGATACCACCTGCCGTGGCTATAACAAACTCGCCAGCAGACGCCGTGTAGTTTGCGCCCTTCAAGATCGGCAACGCATTCTTACTGTCGATTTGAGTTTGAATAGCAGAGGTTACGCCGCTTGAGTAATTAAGCTCTGCGGCAGTTGCGGTAATAGACGTGCCTGCAACTTGCAAAGTTGTGGCGTTTACCTCACCCGACGCACCGTAAATTACTGCTTTTGAATTAACAATTGTACCCGCTGAAGAGCCGTCTACTAGATTAATCTCTGCCGGAGTTGATGTAACCGCCGTGCCGTTGATGACAAGTTGGTTTGACCCATCCAAATATACCGACTTCCCCGCAGGGTAGTTGATAAATACATCTTTGCTTCCTGCTGAAAAGTTAACAGCAGATCCACTATTAGAACTGGCCAGCACTGTCGTCCGGGCCAGCGTGTTCCCACTCGCCGTATAAGTGCCAAGGCCCACTTCGTAGGCTTGGTTCACATTATCAATAATGGCGTAGTAGGTTGTGTCACCATCCGACAAAGCTGACGAGAAGGCTATAAAGTTGGCCTCCGCGCCACCAAGCGAGATTGCTCCCGTACCCGTCGTGGTGGTAGTTTCTTTTACGCGATCAGCAACGACCAGAGCCATGATTATGCAATCCGAATAATAGCGTTAGATGCGTCAGCAGTTGGGAACACAATGGTGAAGTCTCCTGCACTGGATGACTTGTCCGAGCCAAAGTCCAGAACAACAATCGAGTCGGTTGTGCCTGTGCCGCCGCCAGTGGTTGTGTTGTAGATCAACGCTCCGCGAGCAGTGATCGTGGACGAGCTAAATGTGAGGTCAGCAAAGTCCGTCAATGCCGTTGTTCCTGACGTGGTAGGCGTAACATTGGTCAGTGTGCCGCCGCCAGCAGAATAACCTGTCCCGCTAACCTCATTGGTCGCGGTATAGTCGGTTGTCGCCGCCGTAAAACTTGCGTTGTTGTCATACATGGCCAGCTTGAAGGTGTCACCGGTGCTGGCAGTGAAGTTGTGAGATCCTACAAGCAGTTCCTGCTTGAATGATGTACACATGTAGTTTCCGCTAAAAGCCATATCAAAGTCTCCTGATAAGTTCGGCTAGGTCTTTTTGCCCCGCATCACACAGGGCGTTGTAAACAGTGGTCCGGTCGCTTTTTATGGCTTCCTTCATGTAGTAGACAAGGAGCTTTCTAATGTCAGCTCTAAATGCCTCAGCTTGCGCTCGTACTTCTGGCGCGGCGCTTTCGGCTATGGAAACAATCCTGCCTAAGCACCTTTCTGCTACTTCCTCGGGAGTAAAACCCCTATTGGACGTTGTTTCTACAAACACGTTGCCAACGGTAGCGTCAATCATGATCTAGGCTTCCTTACCTCTCCGCCACGATAGCTGTCCGTTGTGCTATAGCCCTCGCCCAGCTCCTCCAGCTTGCCAAGCGCTTCCATGTATCTCTGCGTATACAACTGCATTAAATCTGGATCGCCCTTGAGGTAGGTGTACGCTTCTACAAGACAGCCATAAAGGAGCGTTGACTCGGCATTTGTGCCAAGCCAGCTAGTGCCGTCTGTAGAGGCGGTTATTGAGGTAGGCTTGTGGAAGTAATGCAGTTCCGCGTCATATGCCGCTTCTGGGGTAGGGCCAAGAATAAATGCCGTGCGGCTAAATATGCCGTAATACTTGGGCACACCGTTTGTCGCCGTCGATGGGTATGCCTGACGGATAAAGTTTACGTCCTTGAACAAAAGGTAATCATATCCGGAATTATCGATTGCCAATGAATATGGCGTTAAAAAATCCGATGGCATCACCAGATACTGGTTGCCAACAGCCACAGTCCCCTCGACGTTCTTACGGAAGTCGGGCAACTGTACCGTTTTAAGAATCTTGTCTTCTGCCTGCTGAATGATTGTAGGCAGATTGTTGACAAAGCTGGTCTCGTTGGACTCCATATAGTCCTGTATGGCCTGCTTCAGTGTGGTGTAAGTAAACGCCATCAGGAAATCTCTACCGTTACGCGCCCAACCATACCTGCCATGTCAAGGCCCACAGTGCGGCTCCCAAGAGCTGTATTGCCACCACCAACGGGATCAAAGGCAGACAAAGCGCGGCTTTCGTCAAGTGAATTGTCAGGTCTAGGAAATCTAAGAGCCTGTGGATCGTTCGCATTGACATCCCCCAATTTGAGCTGGGGCTGGTCCTGATCCACTACATCTCGGCCAACCAAAAGACCGTTCCATCGCCCGTCTTCGATCTGACGGACAAGGTCGCGCAGTGGGTAACGGAATCCAGTCCGGTCACAAAAGCCGAAAGCATGTTTACCTTTGGCATAACTGCTCATAGGTCGTTATAGCCTCCCGGCGCCATATACAGAGCCGCCTTCTCGCGGGACGCATCAGCCGCCAAATCCCACTGCTCTTCGTACACCTGCTTGAGTGCAGGCGCGATACTCATGGATTCGGGCTTCTTGCTGGCAATCTGGTAGGCCAGACCCGCTACAAGACATGGTAAGTATCGGGCAGGAACATCCATCGTGTTAGACGCCGGCTTGCCTGTATCTTCGATGCGGTCTAAGTAGTAGTAGGCAAATGTGTAGCTGGTTGTTGCGTCTGGCACAGGCCAAAAATGAACGGTAATGCCAGTCGGCTTACGCTCAACGTAGTACTGGAGCGGGCGCCCTTGCGTCAGCTTGTTTGTCTGGTGCGCATACTGGCTGACAGATATTCTCTGCATTGTCAGGTCAGACTGCTTGGAGGTGTTGCCAGCGTCAGTGCGCAACAAGCCCTCTATTATGTCTAACTTTTCAGAAGTAAGATCATACGACGAAGTGCCCGCAACCAAGGCCAGTGACGCATCTCGCACCGTCCAGAGGTTCAGTCCTCGGTTCTGCCACTCCAGCATAAGCAAATCAATGCTCCGCCGAGCGGTTTTGTAATCATAACCACTGCGGAGTTCGGAGCCGGCACGCTCAAATGCCTCCTCCATAATATCTGACAAGTCCAGAGTAAAGCTGGTTGTTCCGCTAGTCGCCATTTAAACAACCACTCCCCTAGTCTTGCCGCGCATGGCAATGCCGTTCCGGCACTTGGCCTTGGGCATTTGCCCGCCATTCGCCGCCCTTTTTGGCTTGCTCAGTCCCGCCTCGGAAAGCGCGATGGCAACAGCCTGCTTTTTGTTGGTCACCTTATCGCCTGATCCGCCAGATTTCAGCGTGCCGGCTTTGAACTCCTTCATGACCTTTTTGACCTTGCTGGGCGCATTTTTGGTCTGCTTGCCAGCTTGCGCTCTGCTGATGGCCATTTAGCTACCCTTCTTCCACTTAGTGGACTTGGACTTAGTTTTGCTTGGACTCCACTTGACCCTATCCGCCCAGTAAGCCGCAGACATTTTGCCGCGCTTAATATTCTTCGCATGACGCGATTTAAACGCCTTGCGCTGACCAACGGTCTGGTTCGTCTTTACGCCCTGTTGCCCAAAGCGAATAATCTTCTCCTTGCCGCCCTCGCACGCTTTGACGATGTGCGACTTCTTGGCATGGCCCGGAGTCCTCTTCGGCTTGTTGCAGGCCATCGCGCCTTTGTCAACGCGACCGCCTTTCTTGTAATAGAGTCGCATTACTTACGATGCCTCGCCGTCTTTTTGGCAACCTTCTTTGGTTGCTTGGAATGCTGTTTGCCCTTCTTGCTGTCTTCCCGCTTTTTGCGGGTGGTGGCGGCATACTCGCTGGAGGAGAGTGACTTGATTGCCTTTTCCGGCAAATATCGCTCGCCTGTCGCTTTCGACCCCTGAGTGCTGGGCTTTCCTGACTTGGTCCGCCACTTCTGCTTAGTCCACTTTTTAAGGGACTGTTGCGGCTTCTTTAGCGCCATGAGCGCCTCGCCTTCTCCTGAGCGGCCTTTGATAGGTCGCCATAGTGGTACAGCCGCTTGCTGTTTTTGCCGTGCGTCTTGCCTGAATGCAAAGAGCCGTCAGGCATCTTATGCATACCACCCCTGTGAACGGTGCCGTCCTTGAGGTAGTGCTTGACTCCCATGCCCATCAGTCTTTGTAGCCTCCGCCTGCGGATTTGTATTGCTTGGCGAGCATTTGTGCTTTTCTAGCAGACCACTGTCCGGGCTTACCGCCCTTGCCGCTTGCCTTGATTTTATTGAACAGGCGCTTACGCAAGGAGGGCTTAGTGTAATTTCCAGCTTCATTGACACGGGATTTCGTCTTACCCCCCTTTGCGTAATACTGCCTCATCAGCCGTAGTTCTTCTTCACCTGCATGACGACAGTGTACGAGTCGCCAAGGGTGTGCCCCACGGTAGTGAATTTAATATCACCAGTCTTTCCGGCGCCGGCATTGTTTGGTATGCCAACAAAATCGGAAAAATCCAGTGAGTCTGAATAGTCAGCAGGAAGCTCCCACGCCAAAACATCAGTCGTTGCGTCAAACAGAATCTCAACGCCCATGCCAATAGTGGAATACCAGATGCGCTCAATGTTTACGTTGGTGCATGCGGCATTGGTAATGGGGTTGTTTGAGAGAGCAGACACGTCGATTTTTGTCACAGCAGATTCGCCTGTGCCATCGCTGACGTTAGTGAACGCAAAGATTGCGGTGCGGGGGCCGTCTTCAATTGTCTGACTGGTAACTGTGTCAGCCATAATCCTCTCCAGATAACGGGGGCGCTAGCCCCCAATAATTAGCCGGCGGATACGGTAACGACGCCAGAGTTGCTCCAAAGCTGACCAGCAACAGTTGGATCTGAAGTGGGCAGGTCTTTGATAATGACTACGCTGTTGGTTCCATCGTGAGTGATGGAAATGTTCTCAGTAACAGCGCCAGTCGTGGCATTCTTGGTGATTTCTTTGAAACCGCCTTCTGAGCGGACGGGTCCGTTGAAAGTAGTGTTGGCCATGAGGATCTCCTGTCTTGGCTAGTGTCTGATGTTCCACATGGAACAATCAGTCAGGAAAGAAAAGGGGGCCGAAGCCCCCGTAGGATTAGGAAGTTCCGGGCGAGCCGTAGATTCCCAGAGGATCGGATACGCCGAAGCTGTATCGCTCGCGAGCCTTGTACCGGACGTTACCGGTATCAAAGTCGCCGTCCATTGAAGTCTCCAACGCGGTACGGTTGAAGTGCTTCATGCCGTTCGGTACATCGGTAATGATAAAGAAGGCGTTGGTGTCTGTCAGGAAGTGATTGACAGAGTAACCTTCCGGAATCGAACCGTTGTTGCGAAGGGCGTTGATGTCGTTGTCAGCCGTGCCAACTCGACCTTCAGTCTCAAGCAAACGAGTTGCTACAAACTGAAGCGCGGGTGGAACGATCAAACGACGGGGTCGGGCCGCGATCAGCAGACCACGCTCGTCGGTAAATGCGGCGATGTTAATCACAGCATCTTCCAGCGAGGTCTCGTTCAGATCAGCCGCAACGGCAGGACGGTTGGCGTTAGTGCCACC